CGATTTTGGAGTTCGCCAAGGACTTGTCGCCTGAAAGGGCGATGCAGAGCCGGGCACCTACGATCAAAGAAAGGGCCTCTTGGAAGTCGTCGTCGAAGACATTTTCATCACTGATGTCTTTGACGTAGTTCCCGATGGCGAACTCTTGATTCGTCAAGATCACTCGTTGATCAGTCGGTGCCGATTGCTGGGTAAGCGTGAATGTCGCACCGGTGCCAGCACCAGAGGTTGAGAATTGTGCAATGGGGTTCGGTTGGATCGCGAAGTAGCTCCCACCGATTGGTGGTGCCTCCCCCCGGAGGACGTTAACAACGCTAACAGTAGCAACAGCACCGCCACCACCGAGCGTAAGAACCGTGAGAACCACAGGGGCTCCAACAGGAGCGGTTCCTTGGGGAGCTTGAGGAAGAGTGATAGTGTCTCCAATGGCATAACCTGTGCCTCCTGCTGCGACCGCGGCGGAGAGAACGCCAAAGAATTGGTCCACGGCGACCACATACTTTACAGGAGGGCCCTGCCAGAAGGAAGGAGAGCCACCGGTTACGGCTGTGGTGATGGGGACTCCTGAGGCAAAGCCTGTGGCGGTTTGGGGGGTGAGCCAACACATCCGCAGGCAATCGACGGGGTATTGGTACTCATAGGCCCAAGGCGGGGCTGGTTGGCCCTTGGCCCAGAGTTGAGTCGCAGGGGATGTGTTCTCTGGGGTGCCAGGAACAGAGGTGATGAAGTTCAGGTTCGCGGAGTTGAACGCACAGGCCCATGGCGCCATTCGAAGTAGCCGGCGACGGAAGGGGACGTAGATGATGTTGAACTGGATGGCCTCGTTGTTGGACTGGGCCACCAGTTGCGCGGCGGTGATGGTGGTCCGTGACCCCCATGTTTGGAGGGCACGGTTAGCCATGTCGACCTGTGCGGTCATTTATGCTGTTCCTTCGTTCTTCTTGGCTTGGTCGATTTGGTAAGGCATCCATTCACAGAAAGGACCTTGCGGTATCGGGTCCTCTTCTTGTTTCAATGGAACGGACGTACGGCCTTCTTGATTACCATTATGGTCAAACACAGCAAGGTTGACCATTCGTGGGTTATGTACGAAAGCTACCAAAGCCGCACATGGCTGGTCTGCCATACTACCTCCAGAACGATACCACACTACACGTCCTACTGTTGGTTCTATCATCTTAATACCTCCCTTGTGATCCACAGCAGCCGTGGTTGGTACCACCGATGCCGGCGGAGCCGGAGTGAGGACCACCGTTGTCGGGGCCGTTGGTGGTACCTTGGTTCACTCCATGTAGGCCCGGGGACTTTGGGTCCATGATGTTCTTTGGCCCTTGAGGGGGTTTGTAGTTCATCACGTCTTTGGTGTCGCCGGGAAGGACGCCGCCACATTCCACCCCTGCGGCTTGGGGTTGACGAGAGTTGGGGCCGAAGCCCCCGAGGATGTCAGCCATTAGAGTTTCCTTTCGATTGTGGCGGTTGGAGGATCTTCAGCTGGGGGCTCAGCAGCACCCTCGCCAGAGTCTATCCATTCTTCGGGCTCTGGTTCTGGCTTCTTCGCCGTTTCCTCAGCCATGGCTTCAAGGGCTTTCATGGCCGCATCCGAGAGAGGTTTCAGTTGTGGATGGCCCATGGCCTTTTCATGGATCATCAATAGGGCCGCGACTTCGTTCAGGTCATGACGCATCAGTACTCTCCTTGTGAGCCGGTTTTATGGCGCTTCTGGCCAATCCCTGGGGCCATGTACCCTCGGCCACCGGACCATGGGGTGGCTTTGAAGGTGAAGTCCCCAGTGTCAGTGGAGTGGTTGCCGACCTTTTCACCAAGGTAGGACACGGCTCCGGGGTTTACGAATTTGGGATTGGGCTCGACCTTGCGGTCATGGGGGCCTGAGATAGACGGACGTCCTTGTTTGATGTTCCATTCTCCTTTGGTTTCGATAGTTGCCTCGTGTGGTCCCACCGATTGAGTGGGTCTTCTGCCATGCCCCGACGGACCTTTTCGAATATCCCCCCATCGAGATGGGCCTCTTCGAGGAGTTGGCGATAGCGGTCGTCACAGCGTTCTAGCTCGGCCATTACATGACGAGGGACCGGTAGACCGCGCTCTTCATAGAGATGGGCGATGTCATGAACGTCATGCATGTACATGATGAATCGGCGCATCTTTTCGCTCACTTCGGATTCGGCATCCCGCATGTAGGTGACAACAGTGGTCATCATCTCCCGGATAAGCTTCATGTTGGCATCGATACGCTTCAGATAGACCTCAGCGGAGTGATCTAGTTCAGCCACTTATGTTATCCTTTCAAACGGCAAATCAGGCCTGTGTTGATGGTACTGCCACTAGCACCATTCCAGGTGGTGGTACCGCCAGCACTGGTCCCTTCAAGGGCCTGGAGGAAATGCCAGCCGAGGGTATTGGTTTCGAATTCTCCGCGGATGGAGCCGGTGAAGCTAGCTTGGAGGAAGCCTATTGGGCCGGAGAATGTGGTTGTGGAGTCGAGGCCTATGCCTGTTTGGGATTGGCCTGTGGCGGATACGGCGTTGGCCATTCCTTGGAAGGAGGCGTAGACTTCGTCCTCTTGTTGGCCCAAGAGGAAGCTACATCGGTTGCCATTGGAGGAGTTCTCGGCACGGATTGAGGTTGCAGCTTGGGTCCATGAAGCGGTGGAGTCTTGGACTAAGGTACCGATGCCGACACGGTTGTACATGTTCCATAGGCCGAATGATGCGGCGGTGCCACCAGCGGAAGAGGCGCCAAAGATGTAGTTGGTCTGTCCGGCTGCGCCAGTTCGCATTGTGCCTACGTAGCTACAGCGTTGAGCCGCACAGGTGAAGGTTGTGGTGTTGTTGTAGCGACAGGTCATACTGGCGTTGTTTAGGAGGACACCGTTAACTCGGACCAGGGTTTCATTCCGGGCTGTGTCGCTGGTCCAAGCTGCGCCTGAGCAGAGACGGAGGGTGGAACTGTCAAAGCCTATGTAGAAGTCATAGTTGGAGTTGGTGACCCAGTTGGAGCCAAGGGCGACGGAGAGTTCTGAGGTGGCTGTTTGAAACAGAGTGGTGCCGTTGTAGGTAGTGATGATATTGCCTATATAGGGGGTGTAGAAGACCGAGGTTGCTGCGGAGACGGTTGCGGAGAGGACTGGGGTTCCTGAGGTGAGGGTCAAGCGGCCTTGGAACTGCCCCACGCCTGCTGTGCCACCAAATGTTACAGATAGGGGCAAGGTAATGACCTTGTTGACTGCCCCTGGGATGTTGTTGACTTGGGTGGTGTAACCGGCATCGTAGCTATTACCGGGGCCAACGATTACGTTGGTGGTGAATGAGCCAAGGGTGATGGCAGTGGAGGCTGAGCAGCCGCCGGAGCAGGCGAAGGTGTTGGAGTCGATTGATGCACCGCTGACGTTGTCGATTTGAACATTAGAAACACTGGCTCCACCATTTACCGTCATGACGTTGCCGTTGACGGTTAGGGCTAAGACGTATTGAGAAGATCCAAAGGTGTTGATTAAGAGGCTTTTGCCTCCACACCAGAGTTGGTTACCGGAGATGGAGATTTGCGAGGCGGTGAAGGAAGCATTGGCTGTGCTGAAGGTGATGCAGTTCTGTGCCCCTTCGATGGAGTTACCGAAGATGTTAATCGGCTCCATACTTTGGGAGCCAGCAGCTGCACCAAGGAGGGCTATGCCATTGGTGTTAACCCCACCTGTGGTAAGTTTGTTGTTACAGATCCTAAGGTCGCCGCCGGCTTGGACACGGATGTGGGCGAGGAAGCCGGCGTTGGCTGCACCCCAGATTTCATTGTCGCAGATCGAGGCTTGGTTGAAGCTGGGGTAGTTGGGGGAGTTGACGTCGATGCCTACGGCTACGCTGTAGAGGACTTCGTTGTTATTGATGCGGAAGTCCAAGGCATTGGTAAGACGAATGCCTGTATCGGCACCTGTGACCATTACATGGTGGATGGTGCTTTGGGTATTGGCACTGGTGCCACCAGCCGCGGCTTGGATGAGGATTCCTATAGTGCCTGCGGAGGGTGTGGAGGGGTAGGTAACTTGGATGTCTTGGATTTGAACCGAGAGGTTGGTGATGAAGGTCAGGCAATTGATTGTGGTGGCGCAAACGATGGTGCTGGATTTGAAGCCGGTTGACTGGCTTACGCCTGAACCGAGGAAGCCTCCTCCGGAATCGCCTTGGAAGCCTACGCCACGGATTTTGATTCGCCCTGGAGCGGTAAGGCCAACAGTGGTTTTGTAAGATCCTGGCGGGTAGTAGACCTCGCAGCCGATGGTGATGCAGTAGGTGAAGGCGTTTTGCTGTGCCGTGGAGTCATCGGTAGCGCCATCGCCTGTGGCGCCGAAGTCTTTGACACTGACGACGTCTTGATCCTTGGCGAACCACGTTCGGGCTGTTGCGCCTGTGCCGAGTTGGGTGAAGCCTTGATAGGTTGATGGAGAGGCACCATTGCCGATCAGGGCAAAGCCCAAGGTGCCAAGGGCTCCACCTCCGGTTGCGGTGGCTACGAAGGCCGTGGAGGCGCAAGCGTTGGAGCTATCGCCTGGAGGACGGGTTGGACAGGTTGGATTCTGGGCCCACACCCCTGAAGTCAGGCTAAGCCAAAAGCCAAAGGCAAGAAGGAGCTTTTTCATATGTTCGAGTCCATCACCGTGAAGGCATTGGTGGAGCCTACGAGAGCTAAGGCTTGCCAAGCTTGTTGGCATTCACCTGTAACGGTAAGAGTGCCACCATTGGCAAAGACCCGGAAGCCACCACCGAGGGCGGCTGTGGTTGGGACTAAAGGAACGCCTGAGCCTGTGGCGAAGTTTAGCGCTATGGTTGGGGAAACCAAGATGTCATTGGCTCCAGGGTTGTGGAAGGTGATTGAGTTGCGTTGTGGGTTGGCTGGAGCCACGGGTGTATTGGAGGCAGTGTTGATAGCGTTGAATGCGTAGACCTTCCCCCCAGACGCTGATGAGTTGGCTCCGGGAGCGCCTGGGGTTGTGGTGATGCCCATTAGATCCTCCGTGAGGTCATGCGGTTTTGGGCCTTCTGCTGTTGTGTCTTATATAATTCTTCGGCTTTAAGAGTGGCTTCGGCGATCTCTTCCTCGGTCGGCTCAACTCCAGTAAGGGGCTCTTCCTCGTCGATGACTTGTTCAGGGTGGATCTCAGGCTGGATCTTCCCGGCCAAGGCCGCAAGGATCTGCTGGTTCTGGGACATCATCGCCAGCATGGTTTCCATGAACTTGTCCATTACTGGATTCGGGGCTGCCTCCCGAGCGACTTTGAGTTCGGTCATTTGATCGATCAGGGTATCACCAAGCTTGGCGTAGAAGCTGTGGCGTTGAGATTCCTCGTCGATGCCTTGAGTTGGGGTCCAATCAAATTTCTCCGAGATCTCTCTGGCCTCGTCATCAAGTGGGAGCATCCCCGGAGTGGGGTTGCCTTCGAAGACAATGGCTCGATCAGGGTATTTGGGGTCATCCTTGCCTTCGTAGCAGACATGGATTTCGCCATCCATTCCATTGATGCGAACGTTCCAATCGTCTTCGAGGCGAGGGTCGAGATGTTTGGGGACACGGAACATCTTCCTAACGGGCTTGCCGGTGCGGGAGTCGGTAGTGGTGTGCTCCCATCGTTCCGAAGGGACAGAGAGGTAATGTGGCTCCGTAAGCTTCCACCTAGCCATTTGCATTCTCCTTCATAAGTTCTATGATGTTGATGATGTTTGATGAACGATCATTAGACTTCTTTGTCTTATAACCGTTTAGGGCCTGCCAGATTTGTTGCCTTCGACGATAGGACATGTGGGGAACTATGTCCCTCATTATCTGACGTGCTGACTCCCCATAGATTTGAATGTAATAAGAGTCTTTCCAGTTAGATTTGGCTGAGTTGTCACGGCTTAGCACTTTGATGGAGCAATCACCTAGCCTTTCCAATAAGGCTCTAGCCCTATATACTGTATCTTCATCCGTCATATCAAGACGGACACCCTGACAATTACAATTTTGTCCTCCAGCTAAGGCAAAGCTACCTTCACCCTCTAAAAGGCCAACCAACCAATAGAACTCTGGTTCGGTGAGTTTCCATCGTGCCATTAGAGTCCTACTCCTGTTAGGGTTCGTTGGATGAGGGTTGCAACAACGATAGTTTGAGTGGTATTATAGGGGACGAAGAATTGGCTTTGGTAAGCAACTGCCACTGGAAGTGGTGTAGAAAGAGGTTGCTGCCAGGGCAGGCCAACGACGGTGTTGGCCAAGGGCTGGATGTTGTAGGAAAGGGAAGTTGAACCGAGTTGGGCCGCTGATGGTGGTGGGGTAGATGCTAGAGGCTGTTGCCAACCTAAAGTGTAAGTCGAGAATGGGGACGGGACCCAAATTGGTTGCGTGTAGATTGCAATGGCAACTGGTGGTGCAATGGAGAGTGGTTGTTGCCAAGCTAAGGTAAAGGTTGGGAACGGGGCTGGAGTCCAGGCCGTTTCAGGATAGATTGCCTGTGCGACCAGAGGTGCTAGGGATAGGGGCTGGTACCAGCCATAAGGGGAGACAGTGGTGACAGCTTGGGGCGTGTCGAAGGGTACGAACGTTGCGCCAATTTGAGATGGAGGCCAAAGCGGAGTGGATGCTAAAGCCTGGAACCAACCC